ACCGCGGTGTTTTGTTGTAGGTATGTATTAAACTTAGAAGGAGGCAGTCCTTTATTTGCAAATTTGCTTACCTCCTTTATTATTTCTAAGTATGCAGCACGTACCTGTTGCAAGTAAGGCGCGGCATCACTCCCTCCAAAATCTGTATTTATGGCAGGCATTTTGTTTTATGTATTATAGTTGGTTAGCCACTGTTCCTTGTTCATCTTGTATTAGTTCCATTTCCGCGGAAATGTCGTCCACTTCTCCTAGAATACCTATTTTGGTTTTCAAGGACATATTATCTCCTGCTAGTGCTACGTATTCCGCGGTCTCTTTTTTAGTGCGGACGCTGTATGGTTTTATTACGCTCCTAATACTGATACTCGCCAACGCCTTAGCCAAGGAAGGATACATTATTTTCATAAAGTCCTTTACTAGTCGCAACTCTAAATAAAAAAACCGTTCCCACTCTCCTCCTAAATCTCGCGCCTTTTGGTGCGCATCTGTAAACATAAACTCCTTATTGTCTGCACTTGTATTGGAGTTTATTAGTGTTGCAAATGAAAGGTCTGGCATTTGCACTTGCTCGAAATATGAATTCCTTATACGTGTGTATCTGTCTTTTACGGATTCACCAGCGCCTGCCCACGTTACGTCCTTCATTACTCCTCCTTTTCCTATTTCAATTAATCGGCGAGCGTCATTATCTTTTTCCGTTGCTGTGTTTTGTGTTGATCCATTTAATTCGCCCCAGTCAATTGTAAACGTAGGCAGTGCATTGCGTTTCACATACAAGCCCTGGAACGATTCCATTTCCTCTAACTGTTCAACAAGTAATGTACCATCCTGTCCTCCCCATACAGGCGTATCCATATTGGTATATACTAAAGGCATAAATAGAGTTGGTTTACTTGTTTCTATCTCCCAATTATCCTTTTTAATTAAATTCAAAATTTGTTTTGGTGTGTATACGTCCATTCTAGTCGTGCCATCCGCGGTTGTATATCCTATAGACAGTACTACCAACGTGCCCATTGCATCAATCTGTGGATAAATATTATATCCGTCTATTTCTGAGTATGTCTTATGGATTAATGTTTTTGTGGCTGCTGTGTCTTCTATTGTTGTAGGCGTGTCTATAGTCGCCCATACTGTTACTATTTGACAGGAAGCATGGAGTTTTTTTGCTCTCTCCATATTTTCACTGTCTATAAAATTTTCCGTTTTGTATATCTGTTCTAATATCGCCACGGCTGTGCGTTCTTGTTCGTTTGTTTCATCGTACTTGTATTTGCGTTCCACTGGAGTGGAAAACATAGATTGGGAAATTCTATTAACAGCCAATTTTTGCAGACCTAATGGAGTTCTTTTGAAGTCGTCTCCTCCTGCACTTCCTCTTTTCACGGGATATAATGTATAATCTGTCATTATTTTATGGAGTGTAGGCTCGTACTCTTTTTTAAGTTCCGTCCACGCAGGTAGTTTATAACTGCTCACCTGTAATGCGTTTACCAAGTCATTCGTATTACCTTGGATTAATGTCGTTAATTGTTCCTGTGTCATAATTTCCCAATCTATAATGTTTATGTACTATGCTTGTGGTATTTCAATTTCTAATTCCTCGGCAATTGCTTGGATTAGTTCATCATTTTCCGCATAGTCCGCGGCATAAATGTACAATTCGTTTGCATCAATAATGCCTTCTAATTGTTCGCGGCTCATTTCCATAAGCATTTCAAAAGTAAGGTCTGTATCGTCGTCCGTGTCTTCTCCTTTTGCGACCTTGATTTTAAGAGTAAGCCATTCCTCGTTTTTACGTTTGTTTTGTGGACACGCTTTTCCTACTACCATTTCGTACTCAGCAATTAATGCCGCTAGGTCTGTTGGTTGTTCTTTTGTTGTGTCTTTTTCCGATTGTTCACCTAGTAATTCCTCTTCCGAAATAAATTCCATTTCTCCTTCTAATTTGTAAAGAACTTGGTTTGTTTGGAAATTCTTTTTATTAACTATTACCGTGGTTTTTATACCATTATAGGAAACCGTATCTCCTATGTTTAATTTTGCGTTCATACTGTTTTTAATTTAATTGTTTATTGTCTATTTAATTACAAATATATAAAATTTTTATTATAACAAATTTTCCGCTATTTTCATTGCCGCCACTCGGTATTCGTTATTACTGTTTAGGTGGTAATCTATTGCATAGCCTAAAATGTCCACGTACTCGTCGTGTTCCGCTCGTGGAAAATTACATACTTCCTCTAGGAATTCCTCGTTCCATTCACCTTCTACTAAGTAAACCCGTCCACATTCCGCTTTTGGACTTCCTGCGGCTGCTCTCGTTTCCTTACTGTCTATAGGTACAGGCGTTTTTACCACATTTAGTTTCGTGTTTGCTTGTAGGTACTGTACTACGCTCAAACCTGATGCCTTAGGCTCTATTCGTACGGTACTACGATTATTATATCCATTCCTTGCTACGTAGTTTGGTATATGCTTTACTAATGCAGGAAATTCCATTCGCACCTTTGCCGCATCCTGTATGTATAGGTTTCCATTTATTCCACACGTTGTTATTATGCCTGTCGGGTCGTTCCGTTGTTTCTCCGTGTATGCAGTATCTAAAAAAAAATGTACTGGAGTAATGCCTTTTAAGGCTTGGTATTCTAAGTACGATATTTTCCTAAACCATATTTGTTTGAATATATTACCACCTTCCTCGCTCGGTGTTTGTTCGTATTGTCCTGCAAAATCTCGGGCTCCTAAATCGTTTTTAGCCTCTACCAATACATCCTCACTTAGTCGTTTGCTATCTAGTAATCCATTTACATAATTGTGGACTAAATAAGAAGGCTTTACTTTATCCGTTTTTCGTGCGGGTAGGCAAATGTGTTTTATGGTTCTGCTTTTTTTGGCTAATAGGTATCCGCTCACATCGTTCATATGGAGCCTCTGCATGATGGTAATAACAGGCGTGTTCCGTTTGTTTACCTTTCTACTTGATAAGGTTTTGGTGTGCGTGTTTGCCTCCTCTCGTTTAGGCTTGCTTCCCGCTTGTTTAGGATTAACGGGGTCATCATTAATTATTACGTGAGCGTGTTTACCTGTAATTGTACCGCCTGTACTTGTGGTGTACCTTGCTCCTTTGTGCGTGTTTTCGTAACTACTCTTGGCGCTTTTGTCACGTCTCAATTCTACTTCTGGAAATAGGCGTCGGTATTTATCCGATGTTATTATATCCCTACTCTTTACCGCGTGTTCTATACTTAGGTCCGCGGCGTATGAGTTTGTAATTACTCTAAGGCTTGGGTCTTGGGTCCACAGCCACGTTGGATACATTATTGTGGTTATTGTGGATTTTGTTGTCCCTGGAGGGATGTTTATTATTACATCGTACAACTTGGGTTTCCGTGCCACTATGTTAATGGATAGTTTTTGCAACTCTGAGCAAAGATACCCTATATGCCAATTGTCCTCAAATCCCTCCTCTATTACCACGCTCCAGAATGAGATAATAAACTCCTTGAAGGACTTTTGGCACGCTTCCCGTTCTACGGCGGTGAGGGCTGCCTGATACTGTAAAGAGGTTAATGTGTTTTTTCCTCCTACTGCTGCTATTGTTGTTGGTTTTGTTCTATTCATTTGTTTGCGTTCTCGCTAGTTTTAACAATACCGCCTTTTCCTCGTCGGTTAATCCATCAATTGATACTTGGGTAGTAGTTACTACATTAATGTCCACAGGCGCGTTCCAACGTAGCAATGCTGCCAATTGTTTTGAGGCTTCTAACTTGCTGTGGAGTTCTATTTTCACATAGCACACCTTTATTAGTTCTTTGCTGTCCGTTTCGGGATTGTATATTAAAGGGGTTTCGGTTTTAGTATCAATACTTTTTACCGCAGCCAAGGCTCTTGGATTGGTTCTTTTTATCTCCTCCCACTCCTTTAATTCTATCCACGAGTTGTGCAAATGCGAAATGGTAGAATAGGCAATATCCCGTAATTCGGCCACCATCGTTTCCTTGGAAACCCTACATGTATACTCCAAATCCTTACGTGCATACGCAAGGAAGGCTATTATCTTATTGTTTCTAATCATCCTATTTCCGTACACCGCGGCCGTGGCATCCGTTGCGTTTGGGTTTATTGCATTCTTATACGCTTGTGTACCATTATGGAACGTTAATAGATATTCCGCGCAAAACCTCCGTTGTTTCTCCGTTAGTTCTGCATCTAGTTGCTCCCGTGTATATGTACTATAATCTATTGCAATTGGTACGTATGGTTTTTTCGT